GCCGGGGGTGACGATCGGCATGGGCGGGTGCCTTCCGTTCAGGGTGGCCGGGGCGGTGCGCCCGGGCAGGGACCGGTCCTTCCCCGCCCGGGCACGGGTGGCGCGGGTGGGTTCGAGGGCTACTCCCTGCCGGCGCCGCGGCGGGTCTCGGCCTTCGGCGCAACCGCCTTCTCCGCCTGGCCGCTGGCCTTCACGGCGACCGGCTCGGCCATCCCGGCGGCGCACAGCGCCGCGCCCTCGTCGTCGGGCAGGTCGACCTCTTCGCCGCGGGCGGGCCACGGCTGCCCGTCGCGGGTCCCGGACACGTCGCTCTTCAGCTTCACGCGCATCTGCGCTCCCTCCGGTGCGGCCTCCGGCCGGCTGCCTCGCCTGGCAGCCGGCCGGAGGCTCGAGCGGGTCAGGGCCACCTGGTCAGGTCGCTGAGTGGATGAACACCTTGACCGCGCCGGTGAGGTCCACGAGAGCGCCGTCCGCGCGAAGGAGTGCGCGGTAGGTGATCAGGTCGGTGTTGAACGCGAAGTCGTCGGACCGCTCGAACCGCACCCCGCCAGCGATCCGCACGAAGTACTGCGAGAAGTCGCCGAACACGACCGACTTGGCCGAGACGCCGACCGCAGCGACGGTCGGGTCGCTCGCGACGGGCTTGCCGAGGATGGTGTCGGGGGTGCCGGGGATCAGCGACGGCTGCCAGATGTACTCGCCCTGGCTCGACTTGATCTTCCGGGCCGCGCCAGCGGTCGCGTCGCGCATCAGCCACGCGCACGAGCTCGACATCCGGTAGGGCTCGATCACCGAGTAGAACAGGTTGATGAAGCAGTCACCGCCCATGTCGGCGGTGGACTGCACCCCGAACGACACCGACGTCCCGACCGGGCCGGTGACCCCGGTGGTGGCGTCGGTCACGACCCCGCGGGGCTGGCCGGTCCCGGTCCCGGTGATCGCGTGGGCGCCGAAGGCGTTGCCGAGCGCGCGGCCGGTCTGCATCGCGAGGTAGCCCTCGAGGTCGACGCCCTCGTCGGTGACGAGCTCCCGGGAGACCTGCACGAGGATGCCGTACTTGAACGCGCCGAGCGAGATCTGCCCGAACACCGGGTCGGACGCGCCGATGGCGGCGGCCTCCGCGACGATCGCGGCGGAGGAGTGCGCGGTCGTCTTGGGGACCTGGACGACCTCGCCGGAGGTGGTGTTCAGCACCGTCGGGCCGACCCGCATGATCCCGGCCGTCTCGATCAGGTGCGCCATCAGCCGGTCGTAGAAGCTGGTGGGGACGACGTTGCCGCCGGCGCCCGCGGTCAGCTTGGACAGCACGCGCTGCTCGACCGGGCCCTCGGGGACCACGTCGAAGAACCTCGGGGCGCCCTGGTCGCCGCGCAGGAACGCGCGCAGCTCGCCGGTGCGCTTGGACTCCGGCGTCTTGCCCGTCTCGGGGGGCTTGCCGTGGATGCGGTCGAACTGCTCGTCGGCTTCCTTGGCGCGCTGCTCCTGGTCCAGCACCGCCTTGATCCGCTTGTCGAGCTTGTCGACCTCCTCGTTCAGGGCGTCGTAGGTGCCCTGCTCGGTCGCGTCGAGCGCGCGGTTCTCGCCGGCGGCGCGTTCGGCGACCTCGCGCATCTGGCCGACGGCGTTGACGCGCCGGTCGCGCAGGGTCTTGGCGATCTCGCTCATGCGAGTGCAGCCCTCCTCTGGGGCTCGTGCGGGTATGGGACGCAAGGGGGGTGGCTCCCGGCCTTGCCTGGTGCGAGGGGGCTGCTACCGGCCTCGCATGAGCGGCTGCCAGGGCGTTCCCTGGCGGCGGTCCGTCGGCGGGGGGTGGCTCCCGGCCGCCGGCGGCCGGTTCTTGCTAGACGTCGCCCCAAGGGTCGGTGAGGGCCTGGACGTGGGCGAGCGCGGCGGCGCCGAGCAGCCGCGGCTTCGGCTTCGGGCCAGGCACCGGCCCACCGGCCTTGGCGAAGAAGCGGTGCAGCTCACCGGCGTCGGCCATCCTGCGGACCTCCTCGAGCGGTGCCTCCATCTTGCGGGCAAGCGACTCGAGGGCCCGTGTGCCGACGCTGGTGTCGGTGTAGGCGGGCAGGTTCACCGGCGCGACGTCGACGAGCTGGACACTCTGCAGCGTCCGCAGGGGAAACCCCTGGTCGGTGAGCGACCAGTCGTCGCCGTCGGGCATGACCCGGAAGGCGAACGAGGAGCGGCGCACGTCGCCGCGGTCGACCAGCTCGAGCACGTCGGCACGGCTGGCCGGCAGGTCGACGTCGTACAGCAGTCCGGTGCCGTCGACCTCCAGGCGCAGGGTGCCACCGTCGGTCGTGCCGAGCAGTGCCATGTCGTCGTGGTTGTACCTCGCGAGGACGTCCGGCCAGCCGCGGCCGCGGGTCTCGTTGAACGCGACCGGGTCGACCTGCTCGACGAAGCCGCCGAGGTTCTGGCTGTAGCGGTTGAACACTGCTGCGTAGCCGCCGATGCGGCGCTTGCCGTCGGCGGCGGCGCGGACCTCGACCGGGACGGCGGTGTAGCGACGTTCCACTGCTGCGGTCATCTGACCTCCCGACCTCCCGGGCTCGTTGGCGGGTGGCGCCGCCATCTGCGTTGCTGGCTACCGGCGCTGCGGCAGCGGAATCACGTCGCCGCCGTCGCCCTGCCCGCCGTCGCCTCCGTCGGTGGCCTTGGCGAGCGGGGTGTAGTCCTGCCCCTGGCCGCCGGGGAGGGGCTCAAGGTCCTCGAGCGCGCGGAGCTCGTCGATGTTCCGGAGGCCGATGCGCCGGGCGATCTCGTAGACGCGGTAGCGGGTCATCGTGTCGGTCCGCACCACCGCGTCCATCGAGAACCGCACGTACTGCCGCTCGGGCAGCAGCTGGAAGAACGTCGCCTCAAGCTTGGTCACCCACGGCCGGACCGCGTCGGTCTGCGCCGCGATCTGGTTCAGCTCAACGGTGTTGTAGGTGAGCGCCCCGCCGGCCTCGCCGCCGACCTTCTCCGGCGGCACGCCGTAGATGGCCGCGACCTGGGTCGCGGACAGCCGCTGCGTCTCGACGAACTGCGCCTCGTTCGGCGCGATTTTGATCGGGTTGTACTCCCAGTCCGCGCCATGCACGATCGGCTCGTGCCGGCGGATCGCCGTGACCAGCCGCGTCCTGATCCCTTCCACATCCCTCGGCGCGATCGTCTTTTCCTTGTTGCGGAACGTCCCCGGAGGCACGCCACCGCCCGCGAACCAGTCCGCGGAGTACTGCTGCGCGCCCAGCGCCGCCTGCACCGTTGCCGCGTACGCCGCCATCGGCGACAGCCCCCAGACCCTGCCCGGGACGGGGAACCACGGGATGTGGACGACGTCGTCGGTGGGGACGTGGCGGCCCTGCCACCACCACACCGGGCGCGCGAGCGACCCGTTCGGCGGCTGGTCGTCGACGCGCCACTCGTCGGGGTCGGTCCACTCCACCCCGGTGGGGAACCCGAACCCGTCGCGGGCCATGACCAGCCCGACAGCGTTCCCGCGTGACGCCATCGCGATGACCGCGCGGTACAGCCAGTCGACCGTGGTGCCCTGCACCGCGGGTGACTGGAGCAGCTGCGGCAGGCTCGCGAGCCGCTGGCGCCGGCCGCCGAGGTCCCGGTAGGCGTGCAGCGGCAGCGTCGCGATCTGGTCGGCGAGGTACCGCCACGCGCCGAACACCGCGCCGAACGACGCGGCACGGTCGAACGTCACCCTCGCCGGGTACAGCGGCGGGCCGACATCCCACGGCACCGAGAGGTCACGCTGCTCGGCCGGCGCGGGGGCGCGGTGGCCACGCGCGGCGCGGGCCAGGTGCAGCACGGTCACAGGCGCTCGCTCCGCTCAGTAGATGCTGGCCATGACGTCGTAGTCGCCGCCGAGGTGGCCGCGGGTCGCGTGGCCCCACGCCGCCAGCGTCACCGCCACCAGCGGGCAGATGTCCACCGACAGGCCCTTCCGGGCCCACAGCCACGCGTCGCTGACCTCCCGCTTCCGCGCCCCCGCGAGCGCCGCGTCAAGCGGCGGCTGCCCGAGGTGCCGCAGGCTCCCCGCGTCGGTCACGGCCTCGACGAACTGCCCCGCGGCCTGGGTCGCCTCCCGCAGGGTCGGCTTGACCACCTCGACCCCGGCAGCCTCCAGCGGCGCGATCAGCGACCCGGCCTCGCCGGCGCCGTCGATGACCACCGCACACGGCCGGTGCGCCGCTGCCAGCTCGACGAGCCGGTCGACCATCCAGGCGGTCCCGGGCCGGTGGTCATACCGGTTGTCCCTGCCGGTGACCTCCACGTGCAGGTTCCCGTCGGCCCGCCGCCCCGCCGCGGCGACCGCCCCGTACTCGCGGCCTGGCATCACATCGGCGGCCAGCGCCACCGGCCCGGCGGGCTGGCTCCCCGGGTCGGCGAGCGCCCGCCACGCCGCCTCGCCGATGACGAGCCACTCGTCGGGGGCCTCGTCGGGCCACTGGTTCAGGTACGCGCGGCGGAACTCCGGCAGCTTCATCGACCGGAAGTCCGCCGCGACGGCGTCCTCCCGGACCGTCCACCCAAGCGCCGGCATGCACCCCCACCACACCGCCGGGTCCGCCGGGTCCGCGTCAGCTGGCGCCGACCACTCGAAGTACGCGACGCCAGCGTCGATGCCCGCCTCGGTGTGGAGGCGGCCCGCCTCGACCTTCTCCCGCAGGTACACACTTTTCGCGGTCCCCGCGGTGGAGAAGACCCACAGCTGCGGCTGCGGCCGGGTGACCATCGCGGGCTTCATGCCCTGCTCGACCCGGTCATCCTCGTGGGCGAACGCCTCGTCGACCGCGCCCAGGTCCAGGACGTCGCCGTGGACGGCCTCCTCGGTCGGGGCGTCCAGGGCGTGGATCGAGCCGTTGCGCCAGCGGACCGCCTCCTGGCCGATCTGGCGGCGGACGGTGAACATCGACCGCAGCGGCGACTGCTGCAGCGTCAGGACATGCTCGTCTTCCCACTTCTGGCGGGCCTTCAGCCGGTTCTGCGCGGTGTACACGATCCGCTGGCGCTGCCCGAACCCCAGCGCCCGGTGGACCATGACCGCCAGCATCAGGGTCGTCTTGCCGGACTGGCGGGGGACGGTCAGGACGACCTGGCGGTAGGCGAGCCGGCCCGTGTCAGGGTCGACCTCGAGCGCGGTGTCGGCCACCTGGCGCTGCCACGGCATCAGCGGCGTCCCCAGCAGCGCCGCGACCTCGGCGGCCCGCGGGCCCAATGTCCGGCGGCCGAGGTTGCGTGCCGTCGCCCACCGCGGAGGACAGCCGACGCTGGAGGTCGGCGCCAGCAGCGTCGTCATCGCCCACCTCCCGGAGCGTCGCCAGCGTCGCGCGGAGCTCCCGCGCGACCGCCGCGGCGTCCCGCGCCGACGCCTCCACCTGCATCGTCACGTCGTCCCGGCAAGTGCGGCAGACCCCCGTGAACTCGCCGTCGAGCAGCTGCGAAAGCGCCAAGGCAGCCGCAGCCAGCCCGGACTTGCGCACATCCGC